ATCTCGAAAGAGACGGTGCAGTGGATGATAAAGAATGAGATAGAACCGAGCGGTATCCGGGAACTGGAAAAATATATGAGTCCACAGAAAATCATGAACTACATCGAAAGGCAGAAAAAGGAACAATATGCAGGAATGACGGCAGAAGCCGTTCTTGAAGAATATAAAGATTATCTCAGTATGTGCGTGGCATGTTGCAAAAATATGGCTGACGAGATGGTCTATCGTCCAAGAGAGCTAAAACGCAGACATGATGAAGTTGTTGTAGACCGGCAGCAGATACAGATCTTGAAAGAACTGGAAAACAATGCAGAGGGAAAAGAAGCATATGCACAGGAGATGCGGCAGAAGTTTCCGGAAGCAGAAGGAATCCTGAAAGAGATCAAGAGCCGATACGAGTACGAAGATGAAGAGTATAAGATCATTGTACCGAACACGTTAGTGGATATCGTGAAAGAAGGACGTGCGCTGCATCATTGTGCCGGCAGCAGTGAACGATATTTTGACAGGATCGAGAGCAGAGAGACATATATCTGTTTTCTGCGAAGACAGGAAGCACCGCGAATCCCGTTTTACACGATCGAAGTAGAGCCGGGAGGCACAATCAGACAGCACAGAAGCTATTATGACGAAGAACCGGGAATCGAGGAAATCCGGGTATTCCTGAAAGAATGGCAGAAGGCAATCAGGAAACGTCTGACAGAGGAAGATAAGAAGTTGGCAAAGATCAGCAAGATCAAGAGAGAAGCCAATATTGCAGAGCTGGAAGAGAAAAAGAATATAAGAGTCCTTCAGGGATTGGCGGAAGATTTCCTTGAAGCAGAAGAGATAGAAAAAGAACTGGAGGCGGTTTGATGGAATTAGTACAGTACCAGGATTATGAGGAATACAAAAAGGCAATGAATACCGTTCTGAACAGAACAGTGGAAGATTTTGTTATGACAGGATATTTGCTGAAACAGGGAAGAGATACGGATATCTTAAAGAATTCAGGATACAACAGTGTAAACGAATTCGCCTGGGCGGAATACAAGCTTGAAGCTACACAGGTATCAAGATACATCAGAATCAATGACAGATTCTCGGAGGGTGGTTACTCTCCGAGACTGCAGGAGCATTACAAAGGATTTGGCTATGCGAAGCTGGCACTGATGCTGACGCTTCCGGAAAGCGTAGCAGAAGAGCTGACACCGGCATACAGCAAGTCAGAGATCCAGGCGGTCAAAGAAGAGATAGAAAGCGAAGAGAAGATCACAGATATCGAAGTCATTTTGGAAGGCGAGAAAGAAGAACAGAAAGAACTCGACAATCTGGAAAAGGCAATCCATCAGATCTGCATGGATGAACCGGAACTGTATCTAAAACTGCATGAGGCAGTCAGAACAAGTATAGGAACAGGACGGATCAAAGAG